TATTCACTTCCAGTATTTGTAACCTGTACATTAATTATTTTTCCACCATCAATTATTGGTTTTAATTCTGCATTTTTACCAGTTTTTACAAAAATATCTGGTTTTTTGTGAAAATTAATTGTTTTTGATCCATATCCAGTACCATTATTGTACAAATAAACATCAGAAATTGAACCTTTTATTACTGGAGTTGCAGTAATTACTCCTACACCACCAATAATATCTGCATTTACTGTAACATTTATTGGTGGATATGCAAAAAACTGTTCACTACTACCTGCAGAAACTATATTTACATAATTATTTCTATCATAATTTGCAGTAATTGTTCCAGCAGCACCAGCATTTGCTAATCTAAACTCATTTTCATTTAATTTAATAACTTTATATTGTAAATTAGTATCTAAACCACCAATAATTGTTCCATCGGTAGAGTATGTAATTACCTCTCCATCATTAAATCCATGATTTTTGAAGAAAATAGTATCATGAGCAGTGCTTATTCCTGTGGGTTGCACAATTAATTTACGATTTTCAAATTCTGTTCCAAAATCAACTATTGATATTTTTGAAATTGTATTTTTTGATTTTTTTGTTCTAAATTTATGAATACCTGATGTTTCTGCAGTTGTAAAACCAACAGTATTAATACCTGCTGAGTAATCTCCTACAGTTTGATATAAATTTATGGTCTTATTATTAACTACTTCAGCAATATAAACTGAACCATTATTAAGTGTTAATCCTGTAACAATAAGGTTTTGACCATCTTGATACGCAGTAGTCCTAATTCCAACTCCTATTGCATTGTTGCCATTTTTACTGTAGATGATTTCATCACCACTGATAAGATTATGATTGCTTGGGAAAGTAATAGTATCGTTAATAACATCTACACCACCACCTGCTGTGGATTGTCTTCCGTCAAATTTAAGTTCTCTATTTCTCTCTTCTAATTGAGCTTCTAATACAACCCCAGATGAATTACCACCTGTAATAGTTACAGAGGATACTTTTTTAATATCAAAATCTTGAGGATCAACAAGGACATCTGTGAGTTTTCCTTTAACTACTGGTTGAACTAAAGCAGTAGTAACTCCTCCACTAACTGTAATTGATGGTAAATTTACAACGTCAAAGTTTGTACCTCCATTGTACACTCTGATGTCGTCTAACGGTCCATAGTAAACTTTATCCTCTGACTTATAGTTTATAACCTCTACACCATTCACAAGCATTCCAAGAGCACCTGGTGCTGTTACAGAGTTCTCTCCTGTTTTTATATCAAGATTATATGGAAACTTACGTAATAATTTCTGAGGATGTATAAATTGAGTTTTTTGGGTTACAATAGTGAACTTATGAAATCCAGATGTTGCTGGTGCAGTAAAATATTCAAGAGTTGGTGTTGTAGTATTATCTGCGTCAATTAATGATCTTGATCTATATAATTGTATTTTTTTCTTGTCTGTTAATACTTTTACAAAATATGATACACCATCCTCTAACCCAATTATCGTATTGTTTTCAGCATTGTAGATAACTTCATCACCTGTATTAAATGGTACGTCACTATTAAATACCAGTACACTATATTGTAATTTGTTTGTATTAAAATTTTGTAAATTTGTAGGAACAAGTGAGGTAATAATCGCTTGATCAAGATTTTTTGTTAATTGATATGATGGTATAGAATTTGAAGCAACATAAAAACAGTTTTCTTTCTCAGTGTATACGTTTTGTATATCTGCAGTTATTAAGTCGTTTCCATGTATTAATGGAGCACCAACGCTATTTGCGGTTTCTAACTTTCTTCTTAGAGAATAGTTAATGGATGGAGATGGTGTAAAATTACCTCCAGTGTCTAATGTAACACGTTTATCATTAATTTCTAAAACAGTCGCATTTGTATGGGCGACCACTTCTGATGAACCTATTAGCACATCTACCTTATCACCAACTTTTAAAGCAGATGAATCTGGTCTAGAGATTAAATTATATCCATTGTTTGTATTATCTACAAAAAATCTAGAACTTGTATTATAAATCCAAGAATTTGCAAATATTTCCTTCTGAGTTTTATTAAAAGAGGGGTTTTTTATTTTTTCACCAACATTTTTTACATAAATCTTTTCTCCTTCAGATGTAGCAGTAACATCACCTATTGTTTCTACATCAGATAATACTCCTGTTATTCTAATTTCAACTTTTCTATCTAAATCACCTTCCTCATACCCGAAAAATACATCGTTTGTGCGAATAGGTGATTTAACACCCATAGCATTATCAACACCAACACACCCTAAAAATTGATTTACAGTTTTTGATGAATATGTGATAATATTATCACCAGATAGTAAAGTTCCTGTAGCACCAAATCCAATAGTGCTATCTACAGTGATAACTGATGATCCAACCGATACAGGATTTATATTAGATGTTTTTGGTTGTATTTCAAAAGTACCTTCAATTAAATCTCTGTCATCAAAACCAACAAATAGACCTAATTTAAAATATGTGCTTATTCCCGACCTTGTAAATATTTCAACTTCAGAAACTGATGCTTGAGTTGATAAATCAGATGCCTTTTTGATTGTTTGACCAACAAGTTTATCAGGATCACCAGAAATTCTCTCCGCTACAACAATTTCTCTTCTAATATATTCAGCAGAGGATGGTTTTGGTAGATATTTCTCTAAATCAATAACTATAGGTGTTTCACCATACAATACTTTAAATAATATCTTGAATGACTCTTCGGTTCCTTTTGCTTCGTAGAATGCTCTCGATTCTTTTATAAAATTATTAACATCAAGGTCTGAAACAAAATCAACATTCTCTAAACCAGGTGTTAATGTATATTTTAACTTTTTATAGAATTCCTTAAGAAAATTTACACTTAAATTCTTAACTTCTTTACCAGAATCATGTGCTGCTTGATTTGACTCTTCAAAAAGTAACTCCTCAGTGTTTAAATCTGTTCTATAACTGGTAATTCCAGTAAAACCACGAATTACACCAGTGAATGTATTAGTTGTTAGTCCTGTATATGTGCATATTTCATCATCAATCTTAAATAATCCGTATTGATCGGGAAAACCCTTTGTAGAGAAGACTTGGATAGAATCTGTTGTTGAAGATATTCCAGAGTATAAAGTTGTTTTACCAGTTATTACCTCTGGGGTCAAATTATCCAACTTTATATACTGATCTAGATTATCAGTAAGATCAGTTACACCAGATTGATGCTCTTGAGAAATATAATACTGTTTTAAGAAGTCAAGCGTCTTTGGACTCTCTGCCCGAATGTAGTCAGGGAGTTGATTCGCTAGTATTTGCTGAACCTGTACTCGTTTCTCAAAACCAGTTTGTATCATTTCTTAGTATCCGCCTCCAGACGATGATGTGCCTGAGCTAGTGCTTGTTGTGGTTGTAGTTGTTGATGTTGTTGTCGATACTGAAGCAGTTGATGTTGAAGTATCTCCTCTTTTCAGACTTCCATTCAAATAACTTGAAGTTGTCTTATATCCGACACCAGATATCTGTTCTCCAGATGAAATTGTATCCTTAATCATATTTATTGTGCTGTCAGATACTGAAAAACTCAAATAAAGATCTTTTAAACCGATGACATCGTTTGAATCGGGACATGCTTGAATTTCTATAATATCATTCGGTTTTTCTGTGGAAGTAATATTCAAGGTATTAATCATAATTTCACCTTTTTTGTAATCTACAGTTCCAGCAGACTTAACTATAACAGTGAGTTCATTAGTTTGAGCAGATTCTTTAACTACTGAGATCACACCCATGTCTCCTGTTGCATTGGGAGTATCAGTAAAGTATAAAGTTCCTGTTTGATTTGCTACAGTGAATCCTGTGCTCTTTATATTGAATCCATTTGGACTTTTCTTAAATGAATTACCATAGCAAAGTTCATATTGTGCAGACTGATTAATAAGACACTTCATATTACGTCTTATGATCACTCTGGTGATGTTAGATGTGATAGCAGTATCTGCACCATCTATTATCTGAACTAATTTACTGTATTTGAATCTTCCACCAAATTTATTGATATTTGAAGTTGAGAATGTATTTAAAACACTCAATACCTTACTCTTTACTTCACTTACATTCGTTACTTGTGAACTATTAAAATATACTCCACTATCAATTTCTACATATAACACCTTCAAGTCAATAATTTTCTGATTAATACCAGACAACGAATAGTTTTTTAGTTTTGATTGAATATTTTGTTTATCAAAGTCAGATACAAAGTCACCATTCTTAGGTTTTATGCTTATGAGCACTTGTCCAAACTCTGGTGGATCGAGTTCCTCGCCCCCTACAACGGATACAGACTCTGTATTAGGGTAAATAGACTGAATTATCGCTTCGTAGTCTCTGGCGGTCACAGCACGGTACTGAGAGGCATATATGCGAGGTGCAAAATACTTAATTGAGTCAATACTTTCAATATCTCCACCATTTTGTGCAGATTGATTAGTTGTAATCGTTACATTGGAGGTTGGAACGATTGGATTATCGTCTAAATCTAAAACTCTTCCGTTATAAGTGAAGTTTGCGGATCCATTTCCTGCTTTTCCATCAGTAATGATGTAAGTTGCAGTTATTGTTGTTCCATTTTCAAGTTTTTTACCAAAATATCCATCACCAAACAGTAATTCGTACTTTTCATCCTGTACTTCTTGTATTAAATATGTCTCTGATGTAGAATCAAGGTTCAAAATATTACTTGCAAGCGAAAATTCTCTTCCAAGACCTGTTTCATTAGGTCCTTGGACTTTAACGACTATAGTTGAACTGTCAATAAAGGAATTATCAAGTAAAAATCTCTGATCAAGTGATCCATCAACTATAAATTGCTTTCTTAAGAAGGTTCCTTGAAAAACATCAATATTATTAAAGTTTGCAACCCCATTGTTTACGGTTGTAGTGATGCTAGATGGTATGGAGAACATTACTGTACTATCCTCAGACGCTCCAATGCACACTAGACCTGCCCCTAGAGTCAATGTAGGGGTGGTAGATGTAGTGGTTATGCTAAAACTCACTTGTGCCTTTGCTGCAGACCTTGAACGGGGTACATAACCTATATTTCTTGCTAATGAGACTACGTTTTCTCTTAAAGTTGCAGAATCTAAGAAAGATTCATTCACAACCATGTTTGAGTTGAACGCAGTTATGTAAGTATTATACGCTAATGTATCAATAAGAACCGAAAAGTTTGACCCATCGAAGTCAAAATCCTTAAAATCAGAGTTTGCTCTTAGATAACTCTTAATTTGTGACTTGATTTGGTCAAAATCTAGATTTGTAAACTTAGTAAATGGCATATTATCGAGTTGCTTCTAGGATAAATGAGAATTCTTGAGATGGTAACTCTTGTCCTACAATATCAAAGAAGATTGTAACGTCAAAATTGTGCACATCAGGTCTAGGATCGACTCTGACTTGAACATTTTCAACTCTCGGTTCAAAATTATCTATTGTTGTGATGATTTCTTCTTGAATTAATGTAGAAACACCAAAATCATATAGATCAAACAAACTATCGTACACTGATGAACCCAAAAGTGGGTTAAAAAATCTCTCACCAGGAATTGTTTGCACTAAATTACGTACAGAACGACGAATTGCATTCGCATTCTTAAGAACAGGAAGATCTTTAGTAACTGGATGAGGTTCAAAAGACAAACTAATGTCTTTAAATGACCTCGAAACTCGTTGCCCGTACATTAAATAAGAGTATACTCACTTTATTTATGTGAGTTGTGTAACACTTAT